GGCCATAGGGAAACTTCGACCGCGCAGTCGAAACAGTAGTGCCTTTTCTCATTCTTTGACTTAGGGTGAACACTGACAACAGTCCAGACTGCTTGCCTTCTTCCCTTTTCAAACTCTGTTCCATAGTGTGCTTTGCAGTAATCACACCAGATGCCTGACTTTGTTTTAGTAACTGTCAAGGTCATCCCAATCAGTTGATGCAATTTGTCCAGCGATTGCAATGTAAGCTGCGCAGTCTTTGTAAGAGTCCTCGTGGTGAGGACTTTCTTGGATCCGTGCAACTTTGACGAGTGCCATGCAGATTGCGACTTGGTTTGGCTCGATTTGTACATCGAGATAACTTGACCAGAGTCTTGCAATGCGAAGGTGATTGATAGCTGGTGTGCCATAGTCTGCACCTCTGTTGAGGATGAGGTCTTTAGCTTCGTCAAGGATGTCATTGGCTTTCATTCTTGCCAGAACGCTTGTCGAGAGATATTGCGACCGCGAGTATAACCTTCGCGCTTACCATCCTTGAAGCCTTGCCAGTACCAGATGAAATTAGCCATTACGAATAAGGCAAAGACCGCTATAAATTGTATCCAGTCCATTACTTCACCAACCTTAGGTGATTCATGTATTCAACAAGATTTACACGCTCACCAAGATGCTTGCACTTCTTTTCCATTTCAAGATATAAAGCATGAAACTTTGCAGACATCTCATGCTCTCCCAGATCAGAGGCAAACTGAATCAAGTCATCTAATGCAGCTAGTGCCTGACGTTCCTGCGCTCTTGCGTCTGGATTTGTTCCTATTTCGATTGTTGCCATGATATTTAGCCCTAATGTGTTGGTTCGTTCGACCTTCACACCTTTACGGTCTCACAGATAACTGACAGAATCAATTACATTTGATAACGAAATGATAACAATTCTCCAAGATCTACTGCCTCATCAAGTGTAGGTCTTAGTGGGACTATCGAATCAACGAGGCTTTCCATAGCGCCTACCACTGACAAGGAAAGTGCCGTCTTTTTCTATATAGATTACCTGCACGTTCACACGCTTACCATCAGTCTCAATCGTTGCAAAGGCCTGTTGCCAATTAGCCGTTCCCTTGGTGTATCCAGCCTGCTTGAAGTTCATTAGGTTACCAACCTCAACACCGTGGATAACACGCCCTAAAACGCCACCAGAGGCCTCTGTGAAGGCACTACGCCCTGCTCTATGAGTATGTCCACATATAACGCTCTTGCCATGCCTACGAGCCGCTCCTAGGGCTGTAAGCCCTGCATTAGGGTTGATGCCCTGCTCATCACCATGGATAGCAATCCAGTTAGGTGCAATGGCCATAGGCTTCTTATGAAATGTAATCCCTAGTTCATCTAGCTGCATGAACCTTTCAAACTTCATTTCAGGTAATGACAAGAATGCTGGAATCTTCTTCATGATTACGTTGTATAGACGGTCTGTGTGGTTAGACCGAATCATGTCTGTTACTTGTAAGTCGTATAATGTTTGAACAGCAAGGTCGCGATCTTCTCCAAGAGTTTGCTCGTACCAGCCTGGTGTTCCTTCTGTCCATCTGCTGATTTGTGGTAAGTCGATTTCGTCGCCAATCGTGACGACTTTGTGAGGCTTCCAAGCGCGGATAAACGACCCAAGGTTTTTGACTGCGACTTCATCGTGATACGGAACCTGTAAATCTGATACGACTACAGTGCGTTGAATCATTCATCCTCATCATCTTCGTATGGGATTGAGTCGATTTTGTTAGGCAACGCAGGTAGAAGCCAGTCAGGATAAGTTGCACGATCTGAAATAATTGCTAAAGATAAATCAACAGCAAAGCCAGCCCTGCGTAGGCTTTTGTAGAACTCATGCATGGCAATGCTGTAAGCATCTAACTTAGAATAAGTATCGAGGTCTATGACCTTCTTACGAGTCTTTGCCATGTCGATAATTATCGCTCTAGAAGTATGTTGTAAATCTCATCGACTCGCTGATTGAGTCTCTTTATTTCGCTGAGCAGATGTGTAATGACATAGCCAGCAAGACCACCTACGATTGCAAGTGTGGAAATGTAGAGCGTAAAGAAGTCTTGTTGTGTCATGACTTGATGCCTAGTGCCTCATCTTTAGGATTGAGCCAGCGGATAATTGGTGGAATGCAGGATGAAAGACCAGCAGCAATAAGTGCCTTAGGATCTGTTACTCCTGCTGCGTAGAGGCTAAGTGCCGCTACTAGAAAGGCTCTAGCCCAAGAACCTGCTGCTGTCATTAGTTCATTCATCTGTTCCCCCTAGCATAGGTATCTGAAAAAACTCACCATCATTGTCAGCTTCTTTCGCAAACGAGATGTGAATGTGGTGGTTGTGAGCATTGATGCCATCGTATTTGCGCCAAGCCCAAGACTTCTTTGAACTAGCAATCTTTCCCATGTGGATAACGTAAGTAATTCGCCGCTCGCCATTCTTAGCAGCAAGTCGTATCTGATCTGCCAGATATACGGACTGCCCTTTTTGTTTGGACAGGTCAGCATCAACGTCGATGGCGCGTACCCAACCCTCAGCATCTGGATTGTGATCAGAGACAGTTCGACTATGTCGGGTATCCCCAATCCAACCGTCTGATGTTCTATCTCTATCCGCGAAGGAATCATCTATTTGTAATCTTAGTTGTGCAGCAGCTTTAGACAATCGGTACTTCATGCGAAGAATCCTCACATGTCCATAGACAAGTGTTCTCGTCAAGAATTGCTATGTCGTGGCATTTAGGCGGAATGAATGCATCTCTAGCCTCATCAAACAGATAAGCAATACCTGCATAATTCTTGCGATAGTTGCCGTTGTATGAAGTGCGCTTGCAAACTTGTCCACGAAAATTGCCGTACCAAGTCTCAGTATCTAAACCTTCGATAAGTTCAGTTTCGTGAATACCAGTAATAACTTCCGTTACTACATTGTTTTCATCTAAGAATGCGTAATGTGCCATTAGACCCAACTCACATTTCCTGTGCCAGCAGTAATTGTTGTAGTTTTAAATCCGCCTGATGGACCTGCTGTTGAACCTGTAAGGCCAGCACCGATTGTAATTGTCAAAGTATCTGCGTATTTTAAAATAACAATTCCTGAACCGCCATCGCCAGGTGTGCCTGCACCGCCACGCGCACCACCTGCTCCACCACCTCGGTTGGCTGTGCCGCTTGTACCGTTTGATGGATCTCCACCAGCAGAACCACCACCGCCACCAGTACCACCACTTGAACCCGTTGTATTACCTGCTCCACCACCACCGCCACCATAAGTTACTGATGAGCCGCTGATAGATGTAGCAACGCCATTACCACCGTTACCGCCTGTGTTAGTTGAACCTTGACCACCTGCTGCGCCTGCTCCACCACCACCACCGCAACCAAAGGAATTTGTCGGTGATGCAGTTGATGTATTTCCTGCAAAACCTTGACCAGTGGTAGCACTTCCAGCGTCACCAATTCTCCATGCGCTAGAAGTGAAATGATAACCAGCACCACCACCTGAACCACCAGTACCACCTGATGCATTTGGCACGTCAGCTGTTGTGGCAGAACCTCCGCCACCGCCACCTAATGATGTGATTGTGCTGAAGACTGAATTTGCACCATTTGATGCTCTTGTACTAGAGACAGCTTTGGCACCACCTGCGCCTACAGTTACAGTGTAATTTGTACTTTTAGCAATACCCGTTGCTGGCTCTAAACTTCCGCCACCACCAGTTGCTGTAACGGTACAACGGAAACCACCTGCTCCGCCACCGCTACCAATACTTGTTCCTCCACCACCACCGCCTGCTAAGACAAGGTAATCAACTAAAATTGGAGGTACTGGATTGAATCCAATTACGCCTGCTGTAATTGCGCCAATCATTATGCAATTCCGCCCACGATTGTCCAAGCGTTTGCACCAGTGCGGATTGCAACTGCGGATTTGCTAACTGCTAAAGTTGGAGCAGATGAAGAAGCGCCTGCGGATGTAATAGTGACACCAGCACCAGCAGCAAAAGTAAGTAATCCAGCGCCTGAGTTTAGAAAAGTAATTGCAGATCCAGTAGCAGCACCAGTCAAAGTTGAGTCAGGTGCAATTGTTATAGTTTTAGTTCCTGCATTAGTTGCTTGCACAAGACCTTGATATAAGTCTGCATTTGCTACGGTATAAGTCGCACCTGATTGCGGATTGATAGTAAAAGTCACTAGCCCGTTGAACATTGATGCGCTAAGTACGTCGCCCGTAGCTGCTGGAAATCCTGTTGCCATTATTGCTCCTTAGTATGCTAAAACGCTAGTGCCAAGGATACCGTATAGGGAACTTCCTATAATGAATCCATCGATGATTGGTTCTTGCGTGGTGAGGGTTGTTTTCCAAGTATTAGGTGTAATCGCATGAGCGATGCCTTGGACTTGGAGAGTCTTAGTTATTGTAGATCCGCCTGGCTGTGTGTTGGTTATCTGAACTTGGTCGAAGTAATCAAGGTCAAGAGCTGCGCTGACTCCTGCGCTGTAGTTAGCAGTCATTAGATCAAGAGTCATTGAGTCAATGCGAATGGTTGTGTCTTTGTGGGATGCAACGTAAGCCTTGGCAATGTTGAGTGCTTCTGCATCTGTCTCAACGATTAGGTTGGAATATGAAAGGCTGTGCGTGAAGTAGGTTGTAACGCTTGCGCTATCGGTTGATAACTGCGCAGTGCCACCAGTGCGCTGGACTGAAACGTTATTGACAACCTGCTTGTCATCAAAGGCGAAGGCTACATTTGCATAATTAATGCCACTGCCATCTTGATTGAATACCGTAGGTGCAGTAGCAGCAGCAGCTAAGACCTGAGAGCGTGATTTAAATACTGCAACGCCATTGGGATCCATGTAGAAAGCGCCATACTCTGACTGTTCTACGTTACGAGCCGCTTGAAGCACTGATCTAACCGAAGTATCCACCGATGAGGCTTGGCAGGTTGAGTTCCCAGTGGCAATTGTTCTCATGTTATTAGGCCATGAAACCATGTCAAGAATCTTGCCTAGGCGTGTGCCAGTGGCCTGTGAAGCAGTGCCGTCTGTGATTGTCGTAATGTTAGACATGTTGAACAAGCGGAAACCATCAACGCAGGAAATGTCTACATAAGCAATGTCTTGACCCACTGGATAGGTATAACGGTAGTCAGTTGTATAGCCTGAGAAGATGTTGTAGGCAGTACCGTTGTCAGCAGTAATGCGTACCTTTCTAAGAGGCTGTAGGTAGGTGTAGTAAGGCGATGAAGTGTTCTGTGGGTTGAAGTCACCATTAGGGTCTAAAACCCGTATAACAGCCGTCCCAGCCTCGTACAGGTCTTGGTTGATGTTTCTACCCCTGCGAGTATCTATTTTGATTGTTTGGGCTGTTACATCGGCAATAAGGGCTGGTGTTGTGCTAGCGCCAAGTGTTCCTACACCACCAAGTTTGCCGTAAGTCGGATCTCCAATTGTGAAACTTGGGCCGAACACAGGCCCGTCACTAAAATTTATCGTAACGCTAAGGGTTGCTGGCAAGGCCATTAGAGAACCCTAACGCCAGACCAACTACCGCCTGAACCGCCTGATTGTGAAGATGTTTCTAAAGACGCACCTAGCATTGTTGCAAGGTCGCGCTCTGTAATGACGTTACCTTGTGGATAGATATTTACTACCGTTGGTAGGTTAGTTGCAAGACCACCTGCTTGACCGCGATAAGCACTGTCAAACTGACCACCGATTGCAGCATCCATTGGATTGTTTGATTGAGGTGGTGCTGGTGGTGGAGTTGGTTGACCCTTGACTGGCACTCCAAGACTCGCAACTTTTTTGGCAATCTCATCAAGATACGCCATCCAGTCTTGGAATGGGTTTTTAGCTGTAGGCAAATCCCTCAACCAGATATTTAGTTCTTTAGTTTTGCCTTGAACATTAGCCAATTCATTGGCTACTCGTACAACTTCATCAGCGTTGCCACTGAGGATTGCTTGTTGCAATTCTAAGCGCTTACGATCTTCTTCTGAAACTTTGCCTTTGAGTGCTGCAACAATTTGAATTTGTGCAAGGTCAAAGATGGCTGATGCCTTCTTGACAAGGGCTGAATCTTTTTGTGTTTTTAGTAATGCTTTTTGCTGAGCCGCTATTGCAGCAGCTCTTTTCTTGGCATCTGTTTCAGCCTTCATTGCTGCTGCTTTATTAGATGCAGTTAGATCCTGATTGGCAAGAGTGGTACTCATGCCTGATGGCTTTCCCAAGCCCTTGATTTCTTTGATAAGTTCAACAGCTCTTTGTGGTGAGAACCTGCCCAATATGTTGCTACCAACACCAAGGATTGCGCCAAGAATACCAGCGCCGGGAATTGACTTCAATTCATTTTTTAGATACACAATCGAATCAATGAAGTTAGCAGTTGATGCTGCTGCGTTCTCCATAGAAAGACCTAAAGTATCTACTGACTTATCACCAGATAATGATTGCAATGCACCAATAAGAGATTTACCAATTGTTTCTGATGCGTTCTCTGCTGCAATAGATAATTTTCCTATTTGTGCAGAATAAGTTTGTGCAGCAATTGCAGCTTGTCCGCCAAACAGTTGTGTAAGACGCTTTGAAATATCTTCATAACTAGCAGCTGCTAATTCTGCTTTAGTAAATCCAAGGTTGAGTTGTCTCAATCCGCGAGTATTTCCCACAAAGGCCTGACTCAATGCTTGGCTTACTGTAACCACGTCGTAACCAGTTTGCGCTGCTGTATCAAGACTTTGATTTAGAATCTCTTGGCTCTTGGTCAGTGACCCTGTGGTCTGAAGAATTTTTACATAAGCAGGTTGCAACTGGTCGCGATTGATACCAGTAATTCTTTCAAGTGTGTTTAGATAGGCTTCAGCAGCGCCTGAGCCATATTGCAATCCAAGGTTCTTGACGCTTTGTGCAAGACGAGCGGTTTCTGCCTGTTGCTCACCAAAAGCTTTGACTGCCTTGTTTGAGTATTGAAATAATGCCCTTGTACCGAAAGTCACACCAAAGGCATATCCAAGTTTTTTGACACTACTTTGGAGTTTAGTGACCGATGTCTGTGCAGCTTGAAAGCCCTTTTTGCCAGTGAACTCCGCTGCAATATCAATGACTACATTACTCATGCTGTCCTCTTTACATCGACAATGGCTGTACGAGCCTTGAATTTGGCATCAGCTGATTCAATGGCTTTGAATATAGCCACAATCTGTTTTCCTTGATCTTGTTCCCAAGCACGATAAATCAAACGACCACGCATATCCTCATTGGCTTTTTTTGTTCCATAAAGTTTGCCTTGACGTTGTGTAAAGTTACGACCAGCATCGGGATTAGTTGAGTGCGAGTAACTGTTACTTCCAGCACCTTTTCCAATCCAAGGTTGTCCATTAGGGTTTTTACGACCAGCAGTTTCATAGATAGCACCAACTGCTGAATTATTTTTGATGCGAAAGAGCGAACGGAATCCACGCTTATTAGGTTTACTGTATCCAGTACGAGTGACAATACCAGCCTTAATTACATCAGCATTGTAAAGCGGAAATAACCGCAAACGACCTTCAGTATTGAATTGACGAAAGGCTGAATTGCGTTTGGTTATCTTGCGCCCTTTAGATTTTTCATCCCAACCGTAGAGATTTCCGGGTGGTGTTGAAGGAACGAATCCACGAGCATCTGATTGAAGAACTTTGAGAGATGCACCTATTTCCTTGGTTAGTTCTTTAGCCAAGTCAGGAGCATACGCATTGAGAGCTTTACGGAGTTCAATTACGCCTTTGACGCTTACTGGCATCGCTGATCTCCTTTGCTCTGTCTTTGAGTCCATCCAGCATTGCCTTGAACATTGCCGAATCTAACTCAATCAAATGTTGTGGCGCGATTCCTGTCTCAATGCTCAAACGAGCAACAAGATAGGTGAAGGAATCACGCCCTAGTCCAAAGGGTCGTCATCGAGAACTTCTACTCTCACGAGTGTGTCCACGAAGTCGTCCAGTGGTTTTACCGTTTCACCCGAACGTCTAATACATTCCCAAGCAAGCCAATAGACATCAGACTGCTTTTCATCGTCACGAAAGGCCTTGTGAAAGCCTTTCTTTGCGTAACGTTCGAAAGCCATCTCAATTGCTGGGGTTACCTGATGCTCAGATACTTCTCCACCAACTCTTGTTATCTTTAGTTTTGCCATTCTTTAGCCCTTTTCTATTAGATTATGAAGTAGTAATTGCTACTGTGCCGTTAACGTTCCATGTTACAGATTGTGTACCAAGATCGCTAACTGCACCGTTGATGTCTGTTGTCCCATTGACAAGACATGACATTGTGTAAAGTGGATTTGTTGCTGATGTTGCAGCTGATGTCTGCTTGAAAGTAACTGCTGTTGATGTTCCCCAAGTTGCTTGAAGAGTAGCAAGAACTTTTGCAGCTGCTGTGTCATTGAAGAAGTCAATTGTTACAGATGATGCTTCAAGACCCTTGACAAACTTGTGTCCTGAGTCTCCCATTGCTGTTACTTCGAGTTCATCGAATTGACGGTTGAGAGTTACGCTTGAAACGTAAGCGCTTAGATCGACCGCATTGACGGTGACTACTACGCCATTATTTAGAAATACGGCCATCTTTTATTCCTCATCTTTCTTAGTAGGTTTTGGTGCTGGTGCTGCTGGTGCTGCTGGTGCAGTTTGCCCGATTTTCTCGAGAAAGGCTGCGGTTTCTTTTTCCCAATCGGACATAACTAACTCCAACTCGTAAGGATTGATACGGACATTTCACATGTAAGCAAGTCACCAGATGCAGCGTTGAGAACGCTTGGTGCAGAGACTGTGCCTACATTGAAAACTATGCTTGATGCAGCTAATAAACTAAATGCCTTGACTACGAAATCCTCAATACCGTTGAGGTTGCCTTCGTTATCAAAAAGCGGACAGGTCAGCATAACCTTAAAGTTAGCCATTGGTGATATTGAAGTTTGTGAATTATTTGTAGGCGTGATATATGGATCATCAGGGCTAACAATGCATGAGTTGGCAGTAATTGTGGCAGGCGGAAATGCGTAAGTTGCCCATCGTGTGTTATCTACTAATGCAGTTGCAAGTGTAGTTCTAAGAGTAGTTATCGCTGGTGTAGGCATTTACCCGACCATACTGCGAGGGTCTGTTGCATGAGCGATGAGACCACGAATCTTTGCAAGAAGGCTGTTAGACATGCGCCAAGGTGAAGCACTGCCATCGATTGCAACGCCACCTGATGATGGCACTTGGCGTGCTTGAAATATATCTACTGAAAGCATAAGTGATGCTTCTTGAATTGCTGAGTCAGCTGTCCAATCAGTTGTTGTATCACCTGTGACTAAACCGTATGGATAAAGTGTATTTTTGTCTGTTGCTGTTGCAGCTGAAATTGTATAAGTAATGCTCAATTCAGAAACTGCTGTAATTGTCTTTGTGCCATTCCATGCAGAACCACAATTTGTAATGACTACTGAGTCTCCAACAATAAAGTCATGAGCAGTCTCAAAATATAATGTTGCCGTAGTTGTGGTCTTTGAATGTGCTATTGCAAACTCACTTTTGACCCAAAGCATTGGAAGTAGGACTGCATCTGATGCGTCGCACACTTCCTGCAATATCGCGTCACTATACAAAGAACCAACGCCAAGAACCGCCTTGAGTTCTGCAATTGTTGTAAGTGACATTATTTCCTTTCTAAAGACCCAGTGAGGGCAAGGGCTATGCCCCCACTGAGCGACTTAGTTACTGCTATTAGGCAGTCATGTTATAGCGACGAACACCCTTGCCAGACTTGCCAACATAAATTGCCAAGTAGCCATAAAGTGCAATCTGGATTTGACCAGTTGCAAGCAAGTTCACACGAAGGTTAGTTGCTGGTGATTCCCATGTGTAGACAGAACCTGGTGCGACGAGGAATGCTGACTCGTCAATAAGTCCTGAAGTTGCGATGTTGTGATCTACGATAAGTGAAGTACCGAGAACATTTCCAACAACACTTGAAGGCACGACTGCACCTGATGCGTTAGTTGTCTGGCCTTGTGCTGAATACAATGAACGTCCAGTTGTATCTGCGTAACCAGTAATTGCAGCCCACTGATCTGTCGAAGCAATTAGCTTGTTAGCGTAATCTCCACCAGTTCCCTTGTATGCTGCTGCGCCTTCAACTGAAATAAATGATTGAAGTCCTGCTGCTGTTGTTGCAACTGATGTTGCTTGTGTTCCTGAAGATGTGAATGCAGCGATAAGTGCGTTATCTGTTGCCTTCTCATAAGCCTTGCGGAGTTCAGCCATTAGGAGTTCCATGAATGCAGGTGAACTTCTGTCAATGAGCTCAAAAGATACTTCATTTAATCCGCTGTACTTTTGTACAGAAATCGTGTCATAGGCTGAGGTCATCCCAGTTTCTGATGTTGCTGCGCCTTCATTGACTGCTGCAACTGTTGGTGCAGTGTTTGCTGAAGATGCGTTTGTGTAAAGGCGTGGAATAGTGAAAGACATTCCGTCAATTCCTGCAAGTGATCCACGAGTTACTGCCTCGAATGATGGACGACCTGTAAATGTATCTGTTAGGAAAGTATTTAGGTGTGACGGTAATGTCACGCCTGTATTTGTTGAAGTGCTGTCATCAGCTGCAAGAACAGTGCGACGAGCTGAATCGTCTCCCATTGCTGCTTTGATGTTTGCATCAAGATATTGTGCGGATGTGATTGGTGCTACGCGCTCGCGCACGTTTGTAACAGCAACAGTTGGGCGAGCAGCTTCTACAGCCGATGCCTCAACTTCTGGAGCCGCTACTGTCTCAGGAGTATTCTCCACGACTGTCTCGCTTTCTGTTGGTTGGATTTCTACAACTGGGAG